ATAAACGAGACTGCTATATTTGATCGCACATGGTGGAAGTTTGATAGTATGTCTGATTGTGAAGAATGGGCAGATAATTCAGATTGGATTTATCGTTGGTTATACAACCATCCTGATTATGATTGGATTTTTGCAATGTGCTTTGATGCTAATAATAAAGGTGAAAGAACTTATATTTTACCAATCTATAGTGTAAATTCAGGTGATCAACCAAACGAGGCTTTTAATTTTATTTCTGAATTTGAACGTGCAATGGTTGAAAGAGTTATACCTGAATCATTTAATATACCTATCGACCAAATACCTAAGAAAAAAGTTATTGTTAAATCTGATTTAGATAATTAATTTTCTTGTACACGCCACATTTGGCCGTGTCCACGTGCAAATTCTCCAATAATATTTACACTTCGTCGCCACTGTGTTGGGTTTATACGTTTCGATACACTATGGATTGCGTGTTGTACATTGCAAAACATTACAAAAGTATTTCTTTTATATGGTGCTGTTGTTACAACATCACCAACATTTTTATCATATACTTGTCGTCCTGCTTTTTTATCTACTTCATGTATCGTTTCTTTTTGTTCATGAATTTGAAATTCACCACCTGTACCTGTGTCATCTTCGTGTGGCATATACAATAGTCCAGCATATATCTCCATTGGATTATCTAAATGTGGAGTTCTTGTAGTTTTTTCTGTAATAGGTTTGTGCATTACAAGTTGACAATCTGTCCATAAATGTGTATCTTTTGGTGCCCAACCTCTAGCACCTAGATCATTTTCTGTAAATTTTTGATGTAATTTACTAGGAATCCATGGTTCAAATAGTCTATTTACATTGTTAAACCACTCAGCAGAAGTGTGATATCGTGTAAATTCACGCCATATTTCCGGTTTAAACGTCTCCTGTAGCAGTTTATCTGCTTTATACCTATAACATATACCCTCATCAAATGGTTCTGTTGATAATACAGCATTCTCTGGAAAGGTACGTTCTAGTTCTTCATATATGTCCCATGGTAGAGCATCTTCTATTAATATATGTGGATATGGGGTTGTATGTACTATGGGTCCTTTTTGTAGTAAATTATATTTGCTCATTAGTATTGATTTGCTATATCCTGCATAAATGTTTTTGCACCCAATTGTTTTAATAAAGTATCTGGATCAGTACTTTCATATGGGTCTTCGTCAGCACCAGTATCATTTCTTCCAGGTTCTTCATTCCATTTTTCAACAACACCATTGTTACATACCATCGAATATCGCCAACTTCTTTCACCAAATCCAAGATGATCTTTGCTTATTAGCATACCCATTTGTTTTGTAAATGATCCATTACCATCTGGAATCATTTTTACATTTTTAATTCCTTGGTTTTTTGCCCAAGCATTCATTACAAATGAATCATTTACTGAAATACAATATACTTCATCTACAAAAGATCTTAATTTCTCATAGTTTTCTTCATAAGCAGGTAATTGTTTTTCAGAGCAAGTTGGTGTAAATGCACCTGGTAATGAAAATACTGCTACACGTCTATCATACCCAATTCCACTTAGATTAAACATATCGTCAGTAGTAAGATCAGTCCAACCAAATGCACCATTTTCATCTTCTGCTCTAACTTTAAAAGTTACGTTAGGAACTTTAATGCCTTTTCTCATTTTTTCTTCTCCTTAATCTCTCCACCAATCTTCAAATGGAAAAACCACCCAACATGGATTTTCCTTTTTGTTTATTGTAATGCCATAATAATCAACTGTAAACACTTTATTTACATTTTGAACTAAGGCACACGTCTTTATTTTTACTTTAGGATATGCTTTTGATATATCATTATATATTTTTTTAAATGTGTCACCTTCATCACAAATGTCATCAACAATTATTATGTTTTTATGCCACATTAATTGCCAATGACTAGGCAATTTCCAATCAGTTTCCCAATTGGGATGATCGCGTAATGATCCTTTAAAAGGAATAAATGGTGTATCATAATAATGACTTAACATTACACCTATTGGTAATCCACCTCTGCTAACCCCAATAATAACACCAGGTAAAAAATGGTCTTTGGTTATTTGTCGTATAATATCGTTTTGTAGTCTTAATTGTTCTTTGTATGAGATTACAAGTTTTTCAGTCATTTTATGTCTGCGTCTTCCATACCTGCTACTCGTAATTTAGTAATGTTTGTAATTTGCCATTGTTTTTGGTCTAAACCTTTAAGTATGCCTAACCATCTATTACGTAGCAATGCCCACATATTAACTAATGCTTCATAATTACAAACTTCATCCTCACCATCAACATATTTTTCTACATCACGTGATGACAAGGCACGTTGATAATTTTCTAAATATTTTTTATAATGTTTAGTTCGTAGTTTGCGTAATTCTCGATTAAGATGAGTTAAAACGGCTTCAATTTCTTGTAGTTGATTAAATCGTTGTTCAACGATGCCTGGCAAAGTTGAAGCGGCCCTTTCCAATCGTCCATGAAGACTAACTTCTTTTCTTGCTTGTGTTAATTCGTTTTCGTAGTATGTAATTGCGTGTGGTATGTTTGATACAGAATTAACTATTTCGCTAAACCAATTAGTGCCATTCATTGTCTTCTTCCTCATCGTCAGTGTATTCTTCTAACACGTTATCAATAGCATGAAATAAAACATCATCGTCTACTTCTTTTTTTAATTGCATTAATGTTTCTTCATTTACACCACTTTCGATTAGGAAGTTAACAAATTTCATAGCCACTTCAGGTTTCTCTTTTGGAATTTTATTTTCAAAAATGCTCCAAAGTTCTGCTATACCATCTGCTCCAATATTATCCAAAATTATTCTCCTTTTTTGGTCATTTTACTTACCTTTAAAGGATCCTTTTCTGTAGTTTTCTTAACTACATTAATTTCGGATATTTCCTTCATAATCAGTTCAAGTTTATCTCCTGTCCATTGTTTACGAAAATCTAAATGCTCTGCACCTTTACTATCAATGTATTTTAAACGATTTCCTTGTTGTGTTAACAAACCTTTTTTCTCAAACAAGTCAACTAATCCACTATATGGATCCATACCAGTTTCATAAGGTATTTTAACTTGTACTGCTTCAAATGGTTTAGAATATCTAGTTTTCATAACTTTACAAGCCGCTCTAATACCACGAATATCTGTAATTTTATTACCTGCTTCGTCTTCTTTTAATTTTAATTTTTTTATTGCAATTACAATTGAACTTGCATAGATAAATCCTGCTCCACCTGATATTTTATCATCAGGGTCAAACATATCTTGTGATGCATAGGTATGATTAGTTGCTACCATACCAATGTTATGAGCACCAATCATATTAACTGTATTGCGTACAAGTGCTGTAAGTGCCTTAGGTTTTCTACCTAAATCACCTTTCATATCACCTTTGTCAAACTGATCAACATCAGTTGGTGTTAATAACATACCCAAACTATCAATTACAAATAGTATTTTGGGTTTTTCTTCTGCATCAGCATAATCCGCCTTATAACTTTTCATAAATGTTGATATAGTTTTTGCAACATCATCAACCATACTTAATGATAACTTTAATAATTTTTCTGGTGACGTATCAACACCAAGTGCCCGTAACCATTTTTCATCAAGTGCATTTTCTGAATCAATTAGTACAACAAAAATACCTTTCTTTTGTGCATTACGAACAATATTTCCTGATGCAATATATGATTTGCCAGATGCAGGTTCACCAGCAAAAACTGTTACTTTACCTAATGGTATGCCTTTGTAAAAGTCACCAGATACCAAATAGTTTAAAGCATAGTTTCCTGTTGAAATCCAGTCTGTGGGGTCGTTAAAACCGACCCCTAGACCATCAATGCTTTTAGTAATATCTTTTCGAAACTTCGAAATATCAAATGGTTTGACCATCTTATTTTTGTTGTCTTGATCTAATCATTGCCAATATTTCTTCTGCTTTATTTTCGTTTCCAGAAGAAGTTGGTGCTGGAGTAGTTTCAAGTACTGGTTTACCATCTACTTCACCTTTATGCAATGCCTGTACCGCTGGTGCTGGTTGTGGTGCAGTTGCAACTGGGTCACCAGTTTTTTGAGCCATGCCAGCCGGTCTAAAATATTGACTCCACTTATCTGGATCATATGGTTGACCATCTACAGATGCTTCAAACATTTGCTTCATTACTTTTTGCTCTACTTCACCTGGTTTCTTTGGTAAAAAGTCACCTAAGTTGTGCAATCCGTGTGTATCAATTGCTTGTTTTTGATCACCTGTTAATGCTGATTCTTTTCTAGACCATTTAGATGTCGAATAATCAGCATAACCACCTTTAGAAGTTTTGTTAATTCTAAAGTCTACACCTTTATCATAATCAGTTGGCAAGTTTTCCATTTCTGGATCTAACAATGCACCTCTAATAATGTTAAAAATTTGTGGTCCAATTATAAATCGTCTAATTGGATTTTCTGGTTTGGTTTCTTCTGCTAATGGGGATTCGTTTACAAATCCTTGGAAAATATAAGAACGTTTCTTCCAATATTTTCTACCCATGTCTTCTAATGATTTGTCTTTA